ACTCTGGTCGATATAAACTAGCAATTTCTTTAAATCCTTCGTAATTAACTGCGTTATTAATTATTTGTTGTTCAAGATTTTTGGTAGTTGCTTTTTCCATTCCAGTGTTGCCACCAGTACCATAAGATATTTTAAAACCTCCTTGACCGTCAGACTCAACAACAACAGATTGACCACTTAATTTAGAATTAATGTATTGTGTCTTTTCTTCCATTGTAAGTTCTCTGCCTAAAATATTTTCAAAATCTTTCATATTTTTTGCAAAGGTTCCTGTTTCATCTGGAACTTTATATAAACTTTGATTTTCTAAAATTTTTGATACTGGAACATATTGAAGTTCGCCCGTCCCATTACCGTTTGCATCAACTAATTCCATTTTTTTAACAGTAGGTGTTTTCTTTGAAAGATCTAATTTTTTCATATACACATCAGATAAAAATTTTGATCCATCTTCAGCACCTAAAGTTAAAGCAAAAGCTTTTTCATCTTCAGTTATGTAATCACTTGCTAATAAAGAATTAAATGTAGTTTTTTTTTGTATTTGCTCTTGCATAGCCATATTGGTTTGCAATTGTGACATTTCTCTATTGATAGCGTTATCGTAAGTGTTGTAACCTTGGTCAAACATATTTTTAAGTATCATCGCTGAATTAACATTATCTGTTGCTGGACGTGGACCAGCCATAGCCATTCCTGTTAAACCAGCGTCAAGTAATGCGCGTCCTCTAGCTTTTCTTACTGTGTCAATACCAAGTAAGTTTGCCATGTTGTTACCTTGCAAATTAGGTAACATAAAATTTGTGACTTTATCTAATGCGCTTGCCATTAACCGTAAGTTCCCAGTCCGCCAAGTAATGCACCACCCATTAAGTATGGGTTAGCGCCACCAGTAGCACCAATCATATCGTAAATACCAGCACCCGTAGAAGCACCTGACAATAATCCCATAATAGGATTTCTTGTCATTGGTGTAATGGTGCTTTGTGATGTTCCAAAAGGACCACCAACACTCGCTTGATACTCTCTTAATTTTTCGTATGGTTTACGTTGTTCAAATTCATATCGTTGCATCGCATCAGCTAATTGTCTTTCAGATAATTCTTCTCTTGCTTGACCGACCGTTTGCAATTTAGCAATATCATTATAATCCATTTCGCCTAAAGCTGGTGCTCTCATAGACATTGAGTCCATTACTGCACGTTCACGATTATAATTATCTGCGTAAACTTGATTTGCTAAGTTACCTAAAGAGTCTGCAAGAACGCCTGTTTGCGCGCCTGATCCATAACGACCAGCTTGTGCAAAATTAGAATTAACATTTGCTTTTACTTTATCTGACATTGTATCAAATAAATTATTGAGATACGGATTAGTTGAAGGATTTAAAAAAGCACCTCTCATAACATTATCAGCGTACGTTTGTGACTGATTAAGTAATGGGTTGCCTTGCGTTGCTCTTGCTTTTGCTAATTGTAAAGCTGTTTCTGTTTCACTAGCAAAAGGGACGTAAGTTTGATTTGGATAAAAATTAGGTGTACTTGCATTAAATAATTCTTCCGCACGTTGAAAACCTTTTTCTAAATACGGTGCCTGTGTTTGCCACGGTTCCGTTATTGTTTGTGTTGTTTGTGTGCCTGCACTTTTGCTCATAATAATTCCTTCGTCATAACAATATGTTTAGCTTCATAATCCTTTAATTTTTTTAGCCATCCTTTACGTCCGACTAATTCGATACGTTTACAATTATTTTGTTTGGCCCAATCTTCGACTTGTCCTTTAAGTTCATCAATCCAGTATTGCATGTTATAGCCACCAGCGAGGAACCATCGACAAACTTTAAATTTTGGATATTCAGTTATTTGTGTAAGGACGGCTGACTCTACTTTATTGTTCCAGCTTATCCATAACTGCATATCTTTATTTAAAATACCGTCTAATAAGTTTCTTCCATCGTAAGAAAAATCATCATAGTAAATCCCTTTTAATAATAAGGGTTCTACTTGACCCCATATAACTTGTACGTTTTCAGGGGGAACGTATGAAACGATTCTATCCGATGATAATGTATTTGTATGTTCTGTCTGTTTGGCCATTGTTTGCATGCGATAAGGTTGCTGTTTGTTTACCTTGTGATGATATAAACAAACTTGTCATTCCTGCTGACGCATTAGACGTTGTTGGCATAAAAACTAAAACACTGTTTCCACCTAATCTTTTATCTGCAATTGTTGTCGTTGTTTGACTTGCAGTTAAAGTAACGGTTCCAGTTGAGTTTAATTTTCCATCTAAGGTATTATTAAGTACAATGGCTATTTGTCGTCGATGTTCTTCTGCTACAGGATTTGATAAAGGAACTACATCAAATTGATTAGCCATTATCTCCTGCCTTCGGGTCTTGCTTCGACATCAACACCCTGCATATTTGTAAAGTTACCATTTACGGAAACTCTTAATCGGTGATACCTAGAATTAGTTCTTAAAGGACAATCACCTGATGTTTTTACTGTTACTGCTGATCCTTCAGTTATTGCATCTGCTTGCGAGGAACGAGTTATAGGTGTTACTGTTATAGTTGTGTTTTCCCCGTTTGCGTCGACAATAGGACGTGCGTTAATTAACGTTGATCTTTTTCCTTCAGCACCTTCAAACTCAGTTGTATCGACAGTTGCACTCATAGAACCACCCATAAATTTACCAAACTTTTTAGCGCTGGAAAATCCTGCTAAACCTAAAACACCTTCTTGATAAAAATAAGAGTCTAAAGGTCTAGGTAAATCATCTAATGATCCTAAAACATCTAAACTTTCTAAAGTTGTAAATGCTTCTTGGGAAGCTGTTCCAATAAAATCTAAGTCTTGTCCTGAACAAGTTGACCATGAGTCAGTTGCATAATTATAGACAAGCATTTTATTATTAATTGTACTAGAACCAGTAGCACCAGCACCACGATAAGAAACAATATATAAACTATTGTTAGTATCAATCGCTGAACAAATTCCATCAAAGTTTGACGATAAATCATTAAAAAAGAATTCATCTATTTTACCTTTTCCAATTGGTGTTATTTGCGCACCATTTGTTATTTTATAAAATCCATCCTGAGATAAAAAGAATATGTCTGATCCTACACTTGCAATTGATTTAGGTGCAAAAGCACCAATATTGTTTGCTACTTTAGAAAATTGAAAAACTAAAGGTGCACCAACAAAGTCTGCTCTAAATATTGCTCTATCTGTAAAGATAACACCAAAACTTTCACCGCCTACTATTCCTTGAACATTACCTGAGTCTGGAAGATCCTGAAAATCAGATAAAGTTGTTTGTGAACTTGTCCAAGCTGTCGGGTCATTTATCCCTGACCACTTAACCCTATTAGAATATGTTGTTCCACTTTCATTTGTATAACCAGCAAAAACAAACTCTCTTATAACAGCTACATATTTTGCTTTTAACGAAACTAAATCCGCAAAAACTGAAGATGTACCTTCTACAAAAGACTGAATATTATCAGCAAAATTAGTAGCAATAACTCGGCTACCAAATTGACAGAAGGACCAAAAGTCACGAGAATTTTCTGTAGTTGAATTATTGTAACCTCCTGCCTTCGATTTATCAATAAAGACAATACTATTATTCATTTGATACAATTTAGTTGCATCACCACAATAATTTGTAGTTCCTGATGCACTTAATTGCGTATGTAAACCCACTGCGGGTCCTGTTAATGCTGTAGATGTTAACTCTTTAAAAGAAGGAAAACTTTTATATCCTTTAGCTAACGGAATAACATTATCGACTTTTAAACTTCCTCTGTTTTGAAAGGAAGGCATGTCAGACATTAACTGCCCAAACTCAATCATCCTACACTCTTAGCTGTCATTTGTAACGGGCCCGAACTATGTCGTCCAATTTCATCGGAACTATTAGCCACTTTAACTGCTTCTTTATATAATTCTGCCCATACACCTAAACGTTCATCTTGCATTAAAAAAGGTGAACTTTCTAATAAACTTGCATACAAATATAAATCAGGATGATTTGTTAATATTGCATTTGTTGTATTACTATCACTTAATGCAGTTGGTTTAGAATAAAATGCCCATTCAATAGAATAACTGCTATCAGGTGTTGGTCCAAAATATAATTTTTCACCAATAATAGTGAAGTAGATTGGTTCTCCGCTTGAATTACCACCATAGTTTTTTGTTAATTCAAATGGTGACATATAACGTAATACAATTTTTGGATTTGTATTTAATGCTACATATCGAAACTCTAAAAAATTAGTTGGTAAGTCAATATAGTTTTGACCACCTGTTGCCGAAGCTGTACCAACGCTTTCCATAATACGAAGTCTAAGATCTCTACCATGTCTTGCTTCTGCTAAAGAAATAAAATCAGGAAGATATGTTGTTAGATCATCGCGGTTTAAATAATTAGCTATTGATGTTTTTAAATTTGCGTAAGTATCTAAAGCCATTAAATATCACCGTGCCATGTTCTAAAATATCTAAATTCATTACTGTTTAATTTTTGTTGAATTTTTTTCCAATCATTAGGATCAAAAAAATTTAAACCTTCTTTACGCCATTGTTCAATTACTATTCTAGGAATACACGCAACGTGTTTCATAAAATTACCGCTTTGGTCAATATGGTTCATTTCTATTTTATTTGCTCTTAAAATAGGTTCTACGTCTTGTTCTTGATAGACAGTAGATTTATCTTCTGCTTCATCATAATGAAAATATTGGCGCACATCTGACGGATTAAAAGCGTTATTTAAAGGTCTAAAATCTGGCATATTTCCTCGGTTTTCTGCGTTTTTTAAATTATTTAAATTATTTATTTGACATATAACATTGTTATATAGTATAACATTGTTATGAAAAATATTATTATATTAAAAAGTCAAGATACAATAATTGGTGCTTTTACATCAATAAATAAAGTTGTTAATTTTTTAAAAAATTATCATAAAAATTTATGTTATAGCACTGACACATATCCAAAATTTAGAGGTGTAAGTATGATAACTAAAAATGAACGTGATAAAGTTGTTTATTTTCGTTCGTTTGACAGTATGGATGTTAATGATTTACAAAAAAATACTTATAAAGTTGTAAATACTTTTGAAAATCCACCTTTTACTGATTTTAAAAAATTGATTTAAAATGAGGGGGATAATTCCCCCTCACTCTTAGTTAAATTTACGAAGTAGTTAAATCAAATACTCCGCCACTAGCTTTTTCATTTTCACTAATTAATGTGTATTCAACAATTAATTGTGATTTTTCTGAATCACCAGTTACAGATAAATCTTGTGTAGTGAATGGTCTTAAATAACCAATCGCCCATTTATCAGACTCTAAGATGAGAACATCTTTTGATCTTACTAATCTGTTAGGTATTACTTTCATAGCGCCATAGTCAGATCTATAAACATCAAAGTAATCTCCAATTGTGCCGTTGTTATCAACAACACTTCTTGTAGCGTCTGCTCTACCAGTAAACGCGTTCATTTTTCTTTTGTTAAATGAACCAACGTGTATTGTGTCAGGATTTCCGCCAGACTCAAAGATTAAATCTAATGCACTTTTGAACATAGTTTCTGTAAATGCTTGTGCAGTTCCAGAATCAGTTCTAGCATCTGTACCGTTTCCAGTTGGTGATGCGCCATTTGGTGAACCAGATGAATTAAATACATCGTTAGTTGCAATCCAAGATTGGCAAGAACCTAGTTCTCTTGGAGTAGATGAGTTACCAGCAACGCGGGCATTGTTTAGACCGACCATCGCGTGTTCCATATCTCTTTTTAATTCTTTAGATTTGTGCAACATTTGGAAAGCTTTTTCTTTTTTTCTTCCTGCTCTGTTAACAGCATCTAATGTATTAGATACAACAACAGTTTTGTCAGAAATTTGAGTATAGTTTCCTACTCTTGCAGTTTGTAAAGAAGCATCTAAAGTAGCTTCGTCACCTTCGATAACTTTGTTATCAGCAACACTTGATAATGCAATTGTCTGCCATTCATGAAAAGTGTTAGTCACATTCTGAGTTTTTAAACTAGACATAAACGGAGTTTCCGTCACTGCGACTAAACTAATTAAGTTTGTCAAATCTTCACGATTACCAACGCTGTCATAACTATCGAATGTATTGGTTGGCTGTGCCATAATATATTCTCCTAATTAATAACATTCATAAACGCATCTAGCATGTCACCTGACTTACCAGACTTAGCGCGTTTCATTACTTCACGACGTTTTTGAAAACTTGCGTCATCTTTAGAAGTTGGAATTCCAGATTTAGAAACTTTAGGAATATTTTTTACTTTCTTGTCACCTAACTTTGCTTTTTTCAATTGATTGTATTTCATGCCTTCGATAGCAACCATAAAGGTTCTATGATCTGTTAACATGCTAAGTTCTTGATCGCTAAAGCCGATATCATTTAAGTAATTTTTTATATTAACTTGCAAATTTCCTTTTTTTACAGGATCAGCAAATTCGGGAACTTTTTCACTAAGCATATTAGCTTGTGTTGTTACATATTCCTTATACTTTTTTTCTTGTTCCTCTTTTTGTTTTGTTTCTATTTCTTTTAGTTCCGCTTCTGCTTGTTGACGCACTTCTTTTTTCTTATCTGCTTCTGCTTTTAATCTGACGTACTCTATAGGATCTCTGTTATAAACTTCATCCCAATTTGTATCATCATCTTTTTTTTCAGAATTAATATAAGCTTTAAGTTTGTTTGCGTAATCGTCGCGTTCTTTTTGTACCGCTTCCTTTTCAGTATTAACTTCATTTCGTTCAGTATCTAAACCTCTACGTTCATCAGCTAATATCTGAGTTTTTTTTGAGTAATCGCTTTGACGACTATATCCATTTTTAAGTTCTTCAAGGGTGACTTGTTGATCTCGTCCATCGACTTTGATAGTTATAAGTTCCTCGGTCCCTTCTGCTGGGGAGTTGTCAGTTTCCTCTAGTTCCAGATCGTCTGGGGTTAATTCATCTGCGGGTGCGTCTGGTTGTGCTTGCGCGTCCTGTTCATCCGTTGATGTCGGTTGTTCGTTCTTAGCGGTTATTAAGTTTTCGAACTGACCTAATAAATTAGTTTGAACTTCTGGTTCAGGTTGAACCGATTGTTCAGGAGTAACCGCAGTTTCCGTAGTTGGATTATCTGCCATATTTACCTTTATTTTTTAATTAATTTACCAGTTTCCATAATAGATTTTAGCTGGTTTAAAACCGACTCGTGCATTTTAATCATAAAATATAATTTTTCGCGCGCTTCAGTATCTCTGATAGGACTGTTAACTATTTCGTCCATTAATTCTTTTTTTAATTTATCGTTAGCTTCTACAAAAATAGGATCTTCTAAAATTTTTTTAGCTTGTTCCGATTTTTTTAATTCTTCTTCTGGGGTCATCTACCTCTTGCCCTATAGGAATAAGTTCCTTTTTTACCTTGTGTTTCTGCGTAAGAACTTTCCCTATCTCTAGTTGTAGCTGGTGAGAAATAACCTGTCTTTTGTCTGTATTCATTAACCATTTGGCCTAAGTTAATTTTACCTTCTCTTTTTTTCTTTACTACTTTTTCATATATTTTACGTTTTTCATCCGTATTCATAAAATCTGAAGTAGAAGCGGTAAAAGTAGTTGGTTCAGTGCCTTTAGTTTTACCGTATTTTTTAACGCCATCATCTATGTATAATAAACCTTGTTTTGTTTTATCAACATTTGATAAATCGGTATCACCAGAACCAGTAATATCAAATTGTATTCCAGAAGTATCAAATATAGGATTGCCTGACACACCTGTTATTATTCCACGATCTGTTAATTCTTTTATCATTTTTTCACGTTTAGCTTTTTGTAATTCTCCAAATGCTAAAGTAAAATAAGGATTAGATATTTGACCATCCCTTAATGTAACCATAGGACCTTTACTATCTAAGACACCTAACATAGAATTTTTAAGCCATCCTCTTTGTCTTAAATTTGCTAAATATTCTTCATTTGTCATGTTAGCAATTTCTTCATCAGTAGGAATAAAATTATCGTCAGTTGTAGTTCTATCTGTTCCTTCTATTTTAACTGGCTTTGGATCATTACTATCTTTTGCATTTGGATTAACACACATAGGATGATTAGCATTAGCTGGTACAGAACAAAAAGCTTCCATATCAAAATCACTTTCTGGAACTTCATTATCTGGTACCATTGGATCAGTAGTAAAATTATACGGAACAGGATCAGCAAAATTCATTGGTACAGCGCCTAATGGTTGACCACCACCTCCTACAATATTAGAAAATAAAGATGATTGTTGGAACGGGATAAATGTTGTCATTACACCACACCCATACTAACTTTGGCTCTTAATTTTTCTCTTTCTAATTGTATGTCTGCTTGCATTTCCTGTTTCTTTAAATTTAATTCTGCCATCATTTCTTGCTTTTTAAGTTCTAACTCAGCTTCCATTTTTTCTTTTTTCAATTGTATGTCAGCCATGTTCTTTTCTCTATCAGCTTGTATTTGTTGCTGTGTTGCAATTAACAATGGGTTCTCTTGCATTGGATCTTTCTTTTCTTCTGGTGCTTGCGTTTCAGGATTAACAAAAAATTCTTGCGGTGATTTAAACCCTGCATTGTGAACCATACGTTCTAACGTATTATAAATTGTTTGTTCGTTAGCTAGTTTACTTCCTGCTTGTAATATTGTTTGTTGTATACCTAAAATTTGACCTAAAATTTGTAAACGTTGTTCATGCGAACCTGTTCCTAATCCTACATTTATTGTTAAGTTAAATTTATTTTTCCATTCTCTAGGATCTATAGGAACATATTTGTTTCTAATTTTTATTACTCTTTTATAATCTTGATATTGTGTTGTTAATTTTAACATACAATTCATTAGATCTTTAATTCCTGTTTCAGCAAATACTCTAGCAATTGTTTCGATACGTTGCCCTGCACTTTGCATCGCTTCTCTTACACCTGTTGCCGTTGTATGTGATTTTTGTATAGTGTTTGGATCAAGACCTTGTTGCATACGACTTATGCCTGAACGTTGTTCTTTTATCTGGTCCATTTTTTCCATCATGGCTAGACCTTCTTGCATAAAGTTTTGTGCTTGAAGTGGAACCACGGCATTAGGTGATTTTACTCTAACAATATTTCCTGCTCTTGATTGTAATAAGTCATCAAGATTAACCATACCATCTTGTGCTAACACTCTACTATTATTCATTAAGTAAGCGTTATCTAAACACTGACGAAGTAATACTGATTTTATTTGTTGTAGGTCCATAACTAAATCAGCGACAGACATCCCAAATAAACGATGTGGATTTATAATCGGTGTTAATGTTGAAAATGGAATATAAGATATTTCTTCAACATCTAATATTTCATTTGTATCACCAACAGTAATAACTTTTAATAATTCAGCAACACCGTCATTATCAATATCGGTGCGAATATAATTTTCCATGAATAAAATTTCACGCATGGATGGATCTGCATTTTCATCCATATAACTTTCTTCATCAAATAAATTACGACTAATCGTTTCTTCATTCCATGTCGAATTCGCATAGGATGGCAAATCTTCAATTTTTTTTCTATCGTACCCTTCACCAATTAATTCACTAGCAGTCTTTTTTAATCTGTGTGCTATGTAAGGTGCATCAGCTATTGTTTTTGCACGTTTAGAAATAAGCATTTCTTCGGGAGGAACGTTTTCAATGCAAATTTTTCCTGATGATGATTTTCTTTTTACATCAACATTAAATTTTATTTCTGTATCAGCCATTTCCCCTTGATCGGTCATGACCATTTTATCTTCTTGTATTTCTTCTACATTTATTACTTCTACATCATCATCAACTAATAATGCTTGGTATTCTATTTCTGTTAAACCATTATAAGACTCTTTTAAAAACTCATCTTCGTATTTATAATAATGTTTTATAAAACCATTTTTTTGAATTAACGCATCCTTGAACCAAGTATAAAAAATTTTCCAACCGTCATTATCTTTCATAATAATATGATTGATGTATTCGGTAGCTTGTTTTGATACTTCTTCATCTTCTTCAGATACAGGTTCAAATTTAACAATGTCATCGCCTGCTGTGAATATACGAAGCAAGCTTGGTAAAACACTTTCTACAGCTTCTAGGACATCGGAAGATATAACCTGAGATCTGCCTTCTACTTCATTTCCAAAAGGTTCAGAATTGTAATAATCTAGCGCTAAACTACGTTCTTGAACGAGTTTACCATTTTGATACCCTAAAGCATCGGTAATTTCCCGCGTAATTGTACCCTTTAATTCTGCTTCTTTTTTTTTGTTTAATTTCATTGATTATTAATCCGTTATAGTATAACACCGTTACATGACCAAAACTAAGTTTAGACAATTATTAAAATTACTTGGTATTTCCCAAGGTCAGCTTGCGAGGGAGTCAGGTATAACCCGTACTGCCGTCGGTAATTATTTTAATGGCCGTAGGCCCGTAAATAACTTGTTGGCTTGGGGTCTTGGTTTAAAACAAGACAACATGGAAAAAGATAAAAAAATTGCTAGACTATCCCAGAAGGTCCGTACTTTAAGTCGGAACTCCAAGAACTAGACTCATTTAATCCAATAGCCATATAACGCATGGCATCACAACTATTTGACTCTGGCCCGTGATAGGGTGTCGAGGTTATCTCTCCTAATTGATTTGTTTTCCATTTATATTGTTTTAAACAATTAATTAAGTAGTCACATTTAGCTTTATCAAACCAAATTCTTTTTAACACCATTCTTAGTGCGTTTATACCGTCCTCAATTTTCATTTTTGGGACTGGTTGAATATACCATCCTAGACTGTGCGCTATTTCTTGTCTGCTTTTACCTGTACCTAATTCTTTCACAGAAATATCATGTCCTGCCCAATGTGAGTCATAGGTATAAGGTAATTCTTTTAATTTATTAGCGTAATATTCTAAACTTTCACCAGCACCTTCTAAATGATCTATTATATGAATTGCTGATCCTTGTTTTTGCACAAACACAATACTAAAAGCATCACGAAAACCAATATCAGAAAATGTTGATACAGGTAACTCTGGTATATGCGGGACCGTTGTAATTCGTTTTTCGTTTTCAACCAATTGCATTGATTTACTATAAATACCGTTAACAACACCAGCATCAAAATCACACATAAACTCTGTGTCATATTCCTCTGGACTCATCATCAATTTAAGATTTTGTAATTCGTCTTTTGGTATTATTTTTGTATCTTCTACTGTGTACTTATGAACAAACCAATCTTTTTTGCCTTTGTTATTCATATACATGTCATAAAAAAAATTATGACCTGACGGGGTTCCTATAGCTATTAACCACCCTGTTTTTTTATCCATCTGGTGTCTATCAACTAAAGCTGGTCTTAATACTTTTGTAATTAAGTCTTGATGCAATAATTGACATTCATCTAAAATTACACCGTCCGCGTAAATTCCACGAATAGAGTCAACGCTAGATCCGTCTGCACCTAAAAGCTGTATTCGTCGCCCTCCAACCATATCACAGCGTAATTCTGTTTCATGATATGTTGTGTAAGGAATATTTTTCGTTAATAATTTTAAATTATCCCAATGTATTTTTTTGACCTGTGAATAGGTAGCCGAAATAATATAATACCGAGGATTAGGTAAATTATTTTGAAAAGCTTTTTTTAATGTTTCCGCAAGGGCCCAGTAACTTTTTCCAAATCTTCTATGACAAGGAAGCACATTAAATCTTTTTATTTTTTTATGTAACTGTGCCTGATGTTTTCTAGGTTTATACGGTATTGTTACTGTCGTCATTCATACTTTCTACGGTAAGTCTAAATTCTTATGTAATTTTATTCAAAAAATAACGCCAACAACACAAATAGTAACACAAATAGTGCCGTGTAGATTATCCTGTTTGTATACCAAGTAATCATAGTAAATAACCACATTATCACAAAAGTTGCTAGTTCCATTATGATAACTTCTTACTAATCCACATATTTTTAACTAAAGATGTTTTTTTACCAAACTTCTTATCTGCTTGTGCTTTGACTGACGCATATTTAGGATTATTCATATTTGTTTTTGGTTTACCTAAGTTCTTAGGTCTTGGTTTTTCCCAAACTTGTTTCATATAATGACTCCATGAATAAAATTACCCTATAAAATTTTGGAACTCCTGAATAAGGTGCTCAAAGTATTAAAAGGGGATGGCTAAAATTAATACAACTTGCCGATGGGGTGCCCAACCGCAGAAAACAGCCAAAAATTAGTAAATATTTATAAAAAAGGATTAATTGTCCTATCATATTGGCTAAAATCAGCCATTATTTGTTATTTTTCTCAAAAATAATGTAATTTTTTAAGATCTCATGAGGATTACAGACTAAAAAGACTGCATTTTTGGGTCTATTATATTATTTACCCAATACTCCTGCCATTTATCCGTAACCATTACTTACCGTTACTTATATCTTTTGCTTCTTTTAACCCTATTTTATTTAGTTTTGACTTCTTTTTGTTCTTTATTACTCTTTGTCTGTACTTTAATGTTCCTAGATCTTTTGCTACTTCGTTGCCCTTCACTATATCCAAGTATTTTATTAAGGCCAATCCTATGCTCATTTCTCGAAACTAACTTTGATCTCTCCACCATCTATTCCTGATATTTCTAATTGATCTTTATTCCCGTATACTCTTGGTGCTAGCTTACTTGCTCGGAAGGTTTGAAGGTTGATGTGATGACGCATCATATTTACATAGTCACGGTTAGTTCTCCCCGCTTTATTTTCTTCTTTACTTTCCTCTAATGCTTTAGAAGATAGTTCTTCAGTTTCCGCCATCATCCATTCAATGCCGTCTGCTTTTGCTTCAGTGTATCGTTTTCTTAGATCTGAGTCTTTACCCAACCATTGTCTAAATGACTCCCAATGAACGCCTTGGTTCTTTAATGCTTTTTTAATGCTGACTCCATGCGCTAGTTCATTCATTATCTTATCTATTAATTCGTCAGTCTTTATGCTCGGTCGTCCTATTTTTTCCATTATCTCTTATATGTAATCCGCAATACCACGTTCTCATGTAGTCGTTGCTGTAAATACCTGTTTCGTCACAATATGTGCATTTTTGATGTTTCTGTTGTTCTTCCCGCGTTTTTTCGAAGAACCACATTCCTTCAATGTAAAGTTTCGCTTTGCGCTTCGCCATGGAGAGCCAATAAGTTATTGCTGAATGTATCAGCTTCATCTTTATCGGTAAAACCGTGTATTTTAACGACAACGATAGGTTTATCGTCCTCATTCTGCCTTATTACTGTAAACTCTAAATTTTCTGGGTCGAAAAAAAGCATTTTTTAATAATTCCTCGGTTTCAAAGTGTTTTAAATGGCGCTGAACCTTTAATCTTTTATATAAATGTTTAACAAAGTCTGGATTGGTGTCAGCATAATCCGATACAGTGTTTAAATCGTCGTTTTTCATCCATTTAAGCGCTTCTTGTTGATTTATGCGGTTAGAGTAGCTTACGTTTGGAAATAGTCCTAAAGCGTCTAAAATTGCTTGAATTATGACTGACCGCCAAAGTTTTATCTCTGGTGTCATTGTTTTCCTTGATTTTTAACGGATTTCTAGTGTTAGCAAGTGTTTACATTAGTTTTCCACACTTTCAAACCATTACAAAACATGAACATTCATTTTTTTTATAACGTTGTTGACATGTAACATTGTTATATGGTACAACATTGTTATAAACAAAAAGGAGAATGACGATGAGTGCATATCAAGTAGACGAAAGAGTATTAGGCGATGTAATGAAAGCTGTTAAGTTAGCTGGAATTCATGGTAGAGAATACAAAGGTGTTGAGAAACATAAAATGGGTGCTACAGAAACACCAAATTTTTATGCTCAACAATTATTAAAATGGAACCGTTATAGTTTAGAACAACGTTACCCAAATGATGCAAAAGAATTATTTTTTGACATTAATACTGATAAAGTTGTTGCACATTCTAAATCTATAATAAACAATAACAAAGCACAAATGCTTAAAAGTTTTGAGTGCTATATGTATCAAACATGTGAAGGTGATAGTACGAAAAAAGATTGGTATAAAACTTTAGATAGCATTAAAGATCAGTTAGCATACGAATTAGCACATCAGCATCCTATGTATGCTAATTCTAAGTGGTAAGCTGGTTAAAGGTTGCCTTTGAGTTTATTGTCTGGGTAGCTTTTACTTCCTGTTTTATTTTTCTAATCTATTTTGTGATCTAGGGCCTTCGGGCCCTATTTTATTTTAAAATGTTCTACTAATAGTTCTAAACCTTCTCTTAGTTTCTCTATTTTTTTTCCCGCTTTTTTATCAGCTATACAACAATCCCATAATATACTTTGATAATTTATGGCGTGCATTAATGCTTCATGTAATATTTGATAACTGTCTATTTTATCGACAGCAATATTAGTTTTAGATCCATGACTCATAACTAAAAAACTTTCCCAATTTGGTGTTACTCGTTCATGTATGTTTGCTCTATCACCTAACGTTCTAATCATAGCACCAGCTAAATATCTTTTTTCATTACTTTCTCTGTTAATAGGATTTAATAATTTACGATTACGATAAACAATTAAAATATGATCGTCGATACGTTGCAAGTGTCGTTGGTCATTACTTGGATAAACAACATGAAATCTAGCACCATCAGTTGTTCTAATTAATTCATTTTTCTTTTTATCTTGAATTAATATTGATGAACCAAAATCAGAAACTTGTACTTTTCTTTTTTTTCGTCTTTTTACCATTGTTTAAATTCTTCCTCGGTTATTAAATTTTCTTTTCTCATTCTCTGGACCATCGTTTGATCTATGTATGTTGAACGAATTCCTTTTTTTACAAATGGTACATATTTTTTGTAATCATCAGCTTTAGGAGTAAAATTAATTTTTTCTTCCTCCATATTATAATGATCCCAATTTTCATTATTAATCCAAGTGTTAATCATTGGTGTAGATAAATTTTTAGATTTTTGGTGGTCCGAATAATGATTATATGTATCTAAAACTTTCTTTAGTAATTCTTGGTTCTTTTCGTTTTTTTTATAAAACGACCTAACTTTTGGTTTACTTCCTTTATTTCTTCCAATAAATTTAAACGACTTCCACCATTCCTCAAAAGCAATATCATCTATATTATTATTACCTTTATTATTTCTTTTATTATTTTTGTTATCGGTTGGTGCATCGTTTGGTGTATCTTGATACTTGTCATAATGGCAGATTGTAAGGATGTCTGGCGTATCGGCTGGCGTATCGTTTGGTGCATCGGTTG